ATGTTCAGGTTGCCGAACACAACGCGACCCTGATGGGTCGGGCCAGTAATGTCATAACGCACTTTGATGTATTGGCCTGTGCCTGCCTTGGTAGTTTCAAGGCTGGCTTGGGTGATGTTAGCCGTATACCAGCCATCGGGCAGCGGCGTATAGTCGCCAGTGTTGCCTTGTGGAAGTTCGTCGGTGCTGAAAGTTTCGTTTAAAAAGGCCATGCTATTTTTCCTCGATTGAAAAGGACGGTCGTCCTGGGGTTGTTGTGATTGCTTCAAGCAGGGTGTTCGTGATGCTTTCGTCTGCTGCCTTCCAGACGCGAGCGTTGATCTCAGGCTTCCAACGGAACAGGCTGCCGAGGTGATCAGTCAAGCCATGTTCTGCTGCAATCTCCTGCAATCGGTCGGCGTCTATCTTGTGGTTAAGCCTGCCTACGAGCTTGATCTTGTATTCGCCAGCCTCGGCATTTTCAGTGCCTTCAAAGGCTTCTGGCAGGCCGATAAGGGACAGCATTCGATCTTCGATCAGGCGGCGTTCTTCTTGTGCGGCCTTCTCGGTTTCTTTGGCGGCAAGCCACTGCGCTGAAAGGTCGGAAAGTGTCATGCTGCACCTCCGATCTTTGCGATGATCGCGCCCATGTCTGGCGCTTCCCATGCGTCCAGCTTTCCGCTTCGATCCTTCGCCAGCCAAAGGCCGTCCGAATCACACATAATGGCTCGCTGCGCGATTCCTTCGGCATCCTTTTCTACGCGCAGGGCAAGCACCTCGTCAAAAAAGTAAGGAAGCTGTTGGCCTACCTTGCTGCCGGGCATGGACGGGCTGTAAAGGATGCGGCCTGTCTCGTCCTGAGCCTTTTCGACCTTAGCTGTCATCAGAACGTGTTTTCCAGTTAAATCGCGGAATGCGCGGATGATGCTTGTCATCTGAGACGCCATCTCCCCATAAGCTGCACGACCGTCCTTGTTTACTGACTTTTCATGGATCAGGACAACTTCCCCGATCTCGCTGATGCTGTCGAGCACGACAGATTGGTATTGCTCTCCAGCAGGCCCAGAGACATACTCGAAAGCCTCTCTCAAGGTATCCATGCTGTTGACCTCGATGTAGTCAAGGCCAGCGTCCTTGATGGACAGAAGGCCGCCTTCTGCCGATATGATGATCGGCGCTGGCATACTTGCCGCCAGCGTTGTTTTGCCTGCACCGGCGTGGCCGTAGACCAGCACCTTGATGCCATTCACGGCCACTTGTGCCGTGTTCTTGAGTTGTATAGCCATTGTTTTACCCTCAGTTGTCTACCCTGTTTGCCCTATGCAGTTCGGGTAGATGTTTTGCACTATAAGCTGTTTACTGTGACCTGTAAACAGTTTAATATAAAAAAATGCACAATAAAGGCAGGGAAAACACTATGAGTTTGGATGAGATCAGAAAAGGTTTGCAGGATAGGCGGCTTTCTATCGTAGCCGAGGCCACTGGCCTGCATTACAACACGGTCAGGGCGATCAGCATTGGGGAGAATAAGAATCCCACGCATGAGACAATGCGCCTTTTGTCGGATTATCTGAAGGGGCGCTCGAATGGCTGATCTTACCAATATCCTTGGCGGCCCTTGGTCGCCACCAGTAGCACAGACGGTTGTTGTTGATCCGCCTGAAGTGCAGATGCGCGATGCGATGATCGCGGCAGGGCTTGAGGCTCCAGATCACATTTTGTTCGACGGCAAGATTCACCGTTTTCGCACTGGCACTAAAGGCAAGGGCGGTCAGGACAAAAGCGGCTTTTATATCGGCTTCCTTGATGGCGTACCGGCTGGGCATTTTGGCTGTTGGCGGGCTGGCATAGAGCAGCCATTTAAGGCCGACATAGGGCGCAAGCTGACGGTGGCAGAGGAAATGGCGAACACGCGCCGCATGGCTGAGGCCAGACGGCTGCGCGATGAGGAGCTAGCAAAAACACGCGAAAGCGCAGCCGATACGGTCTCCTTGATCTGGGATGGCGCAGGGGCAGCAAGCGCAGACCATCCTTATCTTAAGCGCAAGGGCGTACAGCCTCACGGCGCAAGGGTCACTGGCGATGGTCGTTTAATCGTGCCGCTATATAACGCAGACGGCGAGCTGTCATCATTGCAGTACATCGCTGGCGATGGCGATAAAAAGTATCACCCTGGCGGGGCTACAGGCGGCGCGTTTTGGGCCATTGGATCGCCTGAGCAGGGCAAGACTGTTTATCTGGCTGAAGGCTTTGCCACCGCTGCGACCATCCATGAAGTCACTGGCGCAGCAGTGTTTGTGGCCTATAGTGCATCAAATCTTGTGCCAGTTGCCGGTATGCTACGCGAGCAGCACGATGATCTGGTGATCGTGGCTGATAATGATGCCTCTGGCGTAGGCCAGCGATATGCAGAGCAAGCTGCCGCCAAATATGGGGCTAGGATTATTGTGCCGCCCATCGAGGGCGATGCTAACGACTACGCGCAGGCGGGGCATGACTTGCTGACCCTGCTAATGCCCAAACCTGACGGATGGCTTATACCGGCTGATTCCTTCTGCGAGCGGCCTGCCCCTATAGGATGGCTGGTTAAACACTGGCTACAGCAGGATGCGCTAATCATGGTTCACGGCCCGTCTGGGGGCGGAAAGACCTTCGTGGTGCTGGATATGTGTCTGCGGATCGCCTCTGATAGCGACAATTGGCATGGCAATCGTGTCAAGACTGGCACCGTGGTCTATCTGGCTGGCGAGGGTCATCACGGCCTGCGCGGGCGCATAGCAGCCTGGAAGCAGCATCATGGCGCTGGCGCTTTGGATATGTATCTGAGCAAGGATGGCTGCGACCTGAATACGCCTGCTGGCTACCAACGAGTGCGTGACGCGATCAGGGGTGGGGCAATAGAGCCTAGCATCATTATCGTGGACACGCTTCACCGTTTCCTGCTTGGCGACGAGAACTCCGCACAGGATGCCAAAACTATGCTGGATGCCTGCGGCAATCTGATGAGCGAGTTTGCCTGCTCTGTCCTTCTTGTTCATCACACTGGCGTTTCGGACGAGGCGCAGCACCGCGCAAGAGGGTCATCCGCATGGCGCGGGGCGCTAGATATAGAGATCAGCGTTGTGCCGCCAAAGGCTGAGGATGCGCCTATTGAGATAATTCAGCGCAAAAGCAAGGATGCCGAAATGGCGCTGCCGCTGTACGTCAATCTTAAATCAGTGCCGATTGATGGATGGCTTGATGAGGATGGCGAGCAGGTCACCAGCGCAGTTGTGGTGGCCGCTGAAGCGCCAGCCAAGGCCGAAAAGCAGGATAGGCTATCCAAGCACAAAAAACTTTTTGAGTCGGCGTGGTGGGCATCTGGTGCAGAGGAAAGAGAAGACAGGCCGTACCTTTCTCGCAGCGGATTTATCGAGTACGTCATCAGCAATCTTGGCATCAAAGAATCTAGCGCGAAACTTTATGCCAAGCCATCTCAGGATGGTCGCCCGATTAGCGACTTGCTGGTGAGCGAGGTTATTACGGCACATGAGCATGGGTGGATCGTGATTGATGATGCTCAGGCCAGCGCAATGATGATGCGGAAAAATGCACTGTAAATACATACAGGGTACAGGGGTACAAAAGGGTACAAATACCTTTTTGTACCTTGTACCCCTAAAGGGGGCAAAAAGCACGTTTTAGGGGTACAGAACGGTACACACCCCTATAGGGGTGTACCCTTGTACCCCTGACGATGCTGGCGATTAATTTGGAGGCAAAATGAAAAACTGGGCTAGTCTGTATCATGCTGTAAACTCGCTTATGACGCAGTTGATGGTCGATGGCGAAATCAGGTCTGGTGATGAGGTTGTTAATGCGGTGATGATCGCTTTGTGCAATCTCGACGGCGGGATATACGATAAAGACATGGATGCAAATTTGGCATTGCGCCAAGGTCAAAAGAGGGAGATATGATAAAATGCGAATAGACGGAATGAACCAAGAACAATCCGACCTGTACCTAGCAGGCAAGCAGGCTCACGCAGACGGGAAAAGTAAAGACTCTTGCCCTTTCCAGATGCGTAAGCAGTGCTGGTGGCTGGCAGGATGGATAGACGCGGATATCGAATCAGGCAAAACAATATGGGGACATCATGGAAACTCTAATTAATCTAATTCACCAGTGGGGCGTAGACCGCCAGATCATCGGCAATGGCAAGCTGGAGACCCAGTGGCTTAAGCTCATAAGCGAATTTGGTGAGATGGCAGACACCCTGGCTAAAGGCAAAAGCCCCATTGACGATATAGGCGATCAGATCGTGGTGCTCGTGATGATGGCTGGCATTACAGGTCGTCTGGGTGAGCTTAAGTCAGCAGCAGCCAACACAAAACCGGACACGCTAGACACCATGACCCTTTGCGGTATGCTCTGTACAACATACGCCTCTCTCAGATATTACGGCAATCAGATCGGCGGGCGGTACTACGATGCGCTTAACCAGTTGGGCGGGATCGCAGCTAAAAATGATCTCACCCTGTACCTGTGTGCAGACTTTGCCTATGACCAGATTAAGCACCGGACGGGCTA